TTTATCATACTTTATTTATAACTTTATTTATTAACTTTCACCATAAGCTACAGAAATCCAATAAGTAGTCCCAGCTAAATTAGTACTACTGTTTGTATCTATTATAAAACTTCCTGATACTTTACTATCTATAGTCCAAGTTCTTGAATCCTCTCCTGTTATTGTTATAGCATAATTATTGTTTGTAAATGGTGTTGAAAAAGTAACAGTTGCTCTTTTAGGATTTCCTGTAAATGATGTATTTGCTACGTTACCTGATTTTGTTGTTAATCCTCCTGATCCTGCATTTAAAGCATAAGATGCTGTTAAAGCAAATGAAGAACTTAAAGCAAATGAAGAACTTGTTGCTATAGAGGATGTTAAAGCAAATGAAGAACTTAATGCTTGAGTAGCAAACGATGAAGTTCCTAAAACACTTCCTGTAAACGATCCTGTAAATGATCCTGTTCTAAATGATCCAGTGAAACTGTTAAACGCTGTTAAAGTTGTATAAGCAGGTGCAAAGGAAGCAGTTAAAGCAAATGAAGAACTTAAAGCATTATTAGCATAAGAGGCTGTTCCTAATAAACTGCCTGTAAATGAGCCTGTAAAAGACCCTGTTGTGTTTGTTGGAGAAAATGATGCACTTAAGGCATATGAACTACTAATAGCAAATGATGAACTTAATGCATATGAACTACTTAAGGCATATGATGAACTAGTTGATATTGAAGCAGTTGATGCAAATGATGAACTAATTGCTTGTAAAGCATTTGATGCCCAACTAGCTGTTCCTAATAAACTACCTGTAAAACTACCTGTAAATGATCCTGTAGTGTTTGTTGGAGCAAATGAAGCAGATGTTGCAAATGAAGAACTTATACTAAAAGATGAGGTGGTTGCAAATGAAGAACTTAAAGCATTTGTAGCATAAGAAGCAGTACCTAATAAACTTCCAGTAAATGAACCTGTAAATGATCCAGTTGTATTTGTTGGAGCAAATGATGCTGTTAAAGCAAATGATGAACTTGTCGCTATAGAGGCTGTTGAAGCAAATGATGAACTAACAGCGTTTAGTACGTAAGATGCTGTTTGAGCAGTTACTACATATGATGCTGTTAAAGCATTAACTACATACGAAGCAGTCGCAGCATAAGACGCACTAGTAGCAATAGATGCAGTTAATGTATAAGAAGAACTTATTGCATTAGAAGCTGTACCTAATAATGAACCTGTAAAATTACCGTTAAATGAACCACTAAATGAACCTGTGTTTGATAAAAATTGATCTACTCTATTTGCTGTTACAATAAGTGAAGGTATGCCTGGTACTACTCCAAATGCTGATTCTGCATGTAATCGTACGTTAGCATCAGGTGAATACCACATTAATTGAAAGTAGTCATTTGCAGCAGCATTAACAAAGAAATTCCATGCTGCGACATAGTGAGCACCATTACCTTGTAATTCTACAGATGTAGCAGAATCACTTATGTCAGTTCCATTTTTTCTAATCCATATCCATATCTCATCTGTTCCACTGTCTGTTTTATCTACTTGTGCTGAGAATTGTATGTCATAAACTCCTGGGTTTTGTACTTTAATATAGGTATTGAAGGGGTTTGTTGATCCTGAAATAGACACTCCATTAGTAATGTCAGTCACATTCAAAGACATTGATCTAGCTGTTCCTGCTACATTTGTCTGTGTTTGTGTAGAGTAAAAACTACCATAAGAACCGGTAGATGTATTAAATGAAGTACTTCCACTTAAATTAGCTGTTATTGTAACCTGTCCTAAACCACTTATTGGTGATAAAACAATATTAGGACCTGCTAATAATTGAGTTACACCACCATTTAAAGCATAAGATGCACTTAAAGCATTTGTAGCATAAGAGGCAGTTCCTAAAAACGAACCTGTAAATGAGCCTGTAAATGAGCCTGTTGTATTTGTTGGAGCAAATGATGCACTTAAAGCATAAGAAGCACTTGTAGCAATAGATGCTGTTGCAGCGTAACTTGAACTAACAACACTTCCTAATAATACTGATGCTGTTGCTGCATATGAAGATGATCTTGCTTGTTCTGCAAATAAAGCATAAGATGCTGTTGCTACAGATCCGGATTGAGATACAGTAACATCAAATGTAGTGTTATCTCCTCGTGTAAATGTTATGGTTGTATTAGCAGCTGAAGCTGTTATCACACCACGTAGTGGTAATGATGCAGTTGTTGCAAAAGAAGAACTTAAAGCATTATTAGCATAAGAGGCTGTTCCTAACAATGAACCTGTAAAACTGCCTGTGAATGAACCTGTAGTGTTAGTTGGAGCAAATGATGCACTAAGAGCATATGAACTACTAACAGCAAATGATGAAGTAGTAGCAAATGATGAACTTATAGCTCTTGAGGAACTTAATGCAAATGATGACGTTCCTAAAAATGAACCTGTAAAGGATCCTGTGAATGAACCTGTATTGTATGAGCTTGTAAAAGCATTAAAACTTGAAGTTGTTACAAATGAACTTGTGTTAATAGTTGTTCCTGCATTAAGAGCAAAAGATGCAGTTAATGCAAATGAAGAACTTAAAGCATTTGTAGAATAGGAAGCTGTTCCTAATAAACTTCCTGTAAACGATCCAGTAAATGAACCTGTAGTATTTATTGGAGCAAATGATGCACTTAAGGCATATGATGAACTTAAAGTATAAGATGAACTTGTTGCTATTGAAGCAGTAGCAGCATATGAAGCACTAGTTGCTCTTGAGGCTGTAGAAGCAAATGAACTACTTACTGCTTGTAATACATAAGATGCAGTTTGAGCTGTTGTTACGAAAGAAGCAGTCGCCGCATAAGACGCACTTGTTGAACTAGATGCATAACTTGCACTTATAGCATTTAGCACATAAGATGATGTTGTTGCATAAGATGAACTTAAAGCATTATTAGCATATGATGCTGTTCCTAATAATGAGCCTGTTATTGAAGGAATATTAGTACTACCTGTTACTTCAAAACTACCACTTACAATAGTTCTTCCTATTAAGGTTTGTGTATCATCAGTTGCATCACCAAATTGGTTTGATCCTGATGAATATATTACTGAAGCAGATTCATAACTTATATTTAAATAAGTTATACTTGCTGTTCCGTTTAGTGTTAAATTACCGTTAAATGTTAAATCTTGATTTAATGTATTTAAATAAGATGCTGTTGAAGCAAATGATGAACTAGTTGCTATTAAAGAGGTTGATGCAAATGAAGAACTTAAGGCTTGATTTGCGTAACTTGCTGTACCTAATAAACTACCTGTAAATGATCCTGTATAAGATCCAGTTCTAAAAGAACTAGTAAAATTATTAAATGTTGTTAATAGAGTATAACTTGGAGCAAATGAAGCAGTTGAAGCAAATGAAGAACTTAAAGCTTGTTCTGCAAATAAAGCATAAGATGCTGTTGATACAGATCCAGACTGTGAAACGGTTACATCAAATGTAGTGTTATCTCCTCGTGTAAATGTTAGGGTTGTATTATTTGCTGAAGCTGTTATTATTCCACGTAATGGTAATGAAGAGGTTGATGCAAATGATGAACTTATTGATTGAGATGAACTTATAGAAAAACTTGAAGTACCAAGTAATGAGCCGGTAAAACTACCAGTGAATGATCCTGTGTTATAACTTGAAGTAAATGAATTAAAGCTTGAAGTTGTTACGAATGAACCTGTGCTTATAGTTGTTCCTGCATTTAAGGCAAATGATGCTGTTAATGCAAATGATGAACTTAAAGCGTTTGTAGAATAAGAAGATGTACCTGTTAAATTTCCTATAAAAGAACCGGAAAATGATCCTGTGTAAGAACCGGAAAATGTTGATAGGGTTCTCCAATTTGATGTACTATCCCAATCTAATGATCCTGTTGTTTGACCATAAAAACCATAAAATTCTTGTGAAGAAGATACAAATATAATAGCTCCTAGTTTTCTTTTATTATCAGGAATTGAACCTGTTTCTGATAGTGATCCTAAAGGGTAACTATTTCCTCTTAATTGAGTTATATCAACTAAAGCCCTATCGGGATTATTATGTTCTAATATGTCAGGGTAAAAAATTGGCATTTTGTTATGATATTGCTAGTGTTGTTCCGCTTGCGAAAGCTTTGTCTGAATTTGATTTATATATTCTTACTAAAATGGAAGCACCGAATGCATTTGTTACAGTAAAATCTCCTAAATTGGTAAATGCTGTTAAAACAGATAATGCTCCATTTTGAATTATATTTGATAAGTTTCCATAAGAAGCAGGATATATTACATAAGTAAAATTTCCTAATATATTATTAGCTGCTGTACAAGTTGCAGTCCATGCTCTATCTGTATCTAAAGTAGAAGTAACTGAAGCATTTACTACTGTTTGTGCTGTAGCATTATCTGTTGGGGTGGTTGGTGATGCTGATAGATAATTTCTCCATTGAAATGATATTGAAGTAGTAGTACCTGTAATAGCTGCTCCTGTATCTGACCGTCTACCATTTACAGTAAAAGTAACTGTACCGTTTGTAGTAGCTCTATTAATTGTATAACTACCTCCAATACTTCTTACATTAGATGATGATAATACATTATCTCCAAAATAAAATGTTTGTGTTCCTATATCAGCTCCTGATCCTGTCCATGATGAGCTTATAGGAAATATACTTGTTGGGTTATCAGCTGCTGCTGAAAATGAAGCTGTATTTACTGTAAATGAATCTCCTACATCTCTAGCAGCAGTTGATATATTAGATCCTCCATTTCTCATTACTAAAGATGATAAAGTAGGAGGAATATATGTAACAAGCATTGTTCTTAATATACTCTCTAATCCTGTTCCTGTAGGTAATGTTGTTCCTGATGTTAAAGCACCAACTGTTTGATTAGTTAAAATTAGATTTTGTAATATTGTATTTGATGCTGTTGTTGCTATTCCATTAAATGAACCTGTAAATGATCCTGTGTTATAAGAGCTTGTAAAAGCATTAAAACTAGAAGTTGTTACAAATGAGCTAGTATTTATAGTTGTTCCTGCATTAAGAGCAAAAGAAGCTGTTAATGCAAATGAAGAACTTAAAGCGTTAGAAGCGTATGATGCTGTCCCAAGTAATGAGCCTGTAAAACTACCTGTGAATGAACCTGTAGTGTTTGTAGGAGCAAATGAAGCGCTTAAAGCGTATGATGAACTTACAGCATATGAACTACTAATACTAAAAGATGAACTTACAGCTCTTGATGAACTTATAGCAAATGAAGAACTAAGAGCAAAACTTGAACTTAAAGTGTAAGATGAGCTTATTGATTGAGATGAACTTACAGAAAAACTTGCTGTTCCTGATAAACTACCTGTAAATGAACCTGTGAATGATCCAGTATTATAAGATGAAGTAAAATTATTAAAACTACTTGTAGTTACAAATGAACCTGTGTTTATAGTTGTTCCTGCATTTAAGGCAAATGATGCAGTTAATGCAAATGATGAACTTAAAGCATAAGATGAGCTTACTGCATTTGATATACTTCCTGAAAAATATGATGCTGATACTGAGTTTTCGGCCCAACTAGCTGTCCCTTGTAATGAACCGGTAAATGATCCACTAAATGAACCGGTAAAGGAACCACTATTTGATATACCACCGCCATTTGGATTTGTTGCAAATACTCCAATAGGTACATTATCTAAAAATCTAATCTTTGCCATTAATGTTGTTTGTTATAAATATTAAAATTTATAATATCGTTATATAATTTGTTTTTGTTACAATACCACTTGAATTATTTCTTCCAGATATTAATGTAACTGAATAAGTACCTGAGGTAGAATAAATTTTAGTTGGGTTTTGTAACGATGATGATGTTCCGTCTCCAAACATCCACATCCAAGCAGTTGGTGCATTGGTTGTTAAATCAGTAAATGTAATTAATTCTCCAGTATTAGCTGTTAATTTATCTGACGAAAAATCAGATGTTGATATTAATATTGAAGGTATTGATGGAGCAGCACTAGGAGCAAAAGTTACTTTTTTAGGTGATTTTGTTACATTTGATAAACTTGCTGGGTCTTTAAATGAAACATCGGTTTCTATTGCTAATAATATTTTTGCTTTATCATTAAATTTTTTAACAGCATTTAAATCTCTTTGTATTACTTCAGGAACTATATATCCATTTAATTTTACAGTAAATGTACTACGAACCAATCTTTCATCACTTGTATTTAATTCTGTTTGAAAATTAAAAGAATCAATCATTGCTCTGAATTGGAATAATTGAGGATCACCCCAATAAGCATCAGATGCATATTCAATTGCTTCTATTATTTTATTTAATTGTTCTACATAATAAGTAAAAACTGTAAATGAATAAGTAATTGTTAAATAATCAGGCATTACTACAGCGTAATGTGTTTTAACTGGTACTCTGTTATTTAATACATGAAAATTATCGTATGCATTTTTTGGATTATATTTTTTAGTAAATACACCAAAATTATTAGGATTATTAGCATCTAATTTATTTGCTATTGTTCTATTTTTATCAATAGATTCACGCTTAAATGCAATTAATGGTGCTTGTATTTTACCGTTTTGATCTCTATAATAACCATCCTTTTGATATGATTTCATTTTTTCAGGAGAAGCATATACTACAGGAACAGGCAATATTTGACCGTTTTGTATTACGGTAGGTTTAATTATATTTTGAAAGTAATAAAATATGGCCTCGTCAATATCTTTAATACCAACAGAAAATGGTTTTGTATTATCGTCTTTAAATGATAAATTTAAAGATCTATTTGTTTTTCCATCCTCAACAAATGAATTAGGATTACCTTGTTCTTGATCAAAAGCAGTATGTTGCTTTAAACTAAGTTCTCTTTGGGTAGGTGGTATTGGTTTTCTTACTTTAGCCATTACATTCTTGATTTAATAATATTTAATCTGTCTGAAGGAACGTAATGACAATCACATCTTACTTCAACACTGTATCCGAAATTTTCTAGGCCTGCATTTAATGGATTATCTCCATTAGCATCATAATAAGGATATTCTGGATTTTTACCCATAACATATTGTGTATTGTATGTATTATCTATTTCCCAATATCCGTTTTGATAAGCTATTACATCTCCTACTACTGGTTGTAAATCAGCACCATATAAACTACCAGAATTAAAATCAGGATTCTTACCTATTAAATCATCACGTAAAAATCTAAAAGTAATAGGCCATGTAAAGTCTACACCTAATTCATTTACTGGTGATTCAGGAGTTCCTAATTCTATTAAAGCAAATAATATAACAGGTTCAGCAAAATTTCTTCCTTCTACTGATTCTCCATACATGTTTGATTTTGTAGTAGTTACATTATATTTGTAAAATATTACTTGTTGAGAAATAATATTACCCATCAATTCACGATTGATTCGTCTGAATAGACTTATGTCTCTTGCTTCACCGTATAATGCCATATTATCCTATAAAAATTGTCATTGGTACTTGATTAATTTCATTTACACGAGCTAATGATTCTGCTGCTCTTCTCTCTAATAATGCTTGACGTGAAGTTTGATCAAAATAATCTCTTAATCTTGTTATTAATGCTTCTTTAGTTGCAGTAGCTGATGATAATAAATCTTGTTGGTTTAATGTTACAGAATCACCTGGAATTGGGATTGTTGAATATTTTCCTCTAACATATCCTAACATTTCTTTAGCTAATGCTAAAGTATATTCAAAAATCCAACTTCTACCTATTGAATTTATTTGAGTATAAACAGGATTAATATAAGGTACATTTGAAGTATTTGTAATTAAATTATTACCATTAGAATAAGCAGAATTAATTCTATCTTCTAATTTAATATATTCAAATGATAAATAATAGTTATTAAACCCTTCAAGCTCTCCACCAAAACCATCTTGTAAACCTGTTCCAGGAATAGGAAATACACTTATTATATTATTTACTAATTCAAAAGTATAATTAGATAATGTTACTGTATTTTGCATTTCAATTGCGTTAATATTAGCCATAGTAAAACTAGTAGGCATCATCATATAGTTTGTATAACCATATCCTATACCGTAAATACCAGCAGCAGGAACACCTCCTAAACCACCAGGACCAGTACCTAACATTGGTGAATATAATTGATTAATTGCTGGTGGTGGTTGGAAAAATACTCTTTTAATCTCAATACCTCCAGTAATACCTTCATTTGTAGCCCATTGTTTTAAATCATATCTTTGTTGACCTGCTACTAATGGTAATAATCCTTTATAATAAGTTACATTACCTCCAACACCAGCTTCTTCACCATATTGTTGAGATAATCTAACAATAGTTTCAAATGAAGGTGTTATTAATGAATTGTTTACATTTGTATTAGTTGAAGCACCTTCAAAACTTAAATAATTATCTCTTGTTTGAAATGCATATAATTCATTACCATAAATTGTTGTAGCTTCTTCAAATCCAGCCCAAAAATTAATATCTTGTAATTCAATATTTTCAATAGGATATCCTAAACGTAATGCACAAAAATTAGATACTTTATCAGCATCTGTCTGAAATTGAGGATCAGTATCATAAAAACCAAATGGTGTGGGTGATGGTAATGTTCCACTGATATAAAATGAATTATATACTGAAGCAAATGAGCTTGAACCGGGCCAAATAGGGATGTTTGCCATAATTGTTTAATTAGTTTGTTATTACGTAATATTCTATTGAAGCAACACTACCTGATGGTTCAACTTTTATTGATTTTATATCACTAAAGTTTAAACCTGAAGTACTACCTGTTATTTTACTTGTAGAAAGTATAAATGAACTTCCTGTTGCTATTAAAAAACTCATAGCTTCTGTTGAAGAAGATACAATTAATTTAACAGGTACTGTAGTTGAATTATTTGTAACTCTACCATATTGAAAACTACTGCTTACAAAAGTACCAGCTCCAGGTAAATTATCTAATGAAAATATAGTTGTTACAGATCCTGAAGGGATATTTAGTATTCTATTATCCATAAAATTAATATTATTAATTGTTTGAGTAACAGAAGATCCGACATCATCTCCATTAAGTGTTAATTGTTCTATTATTTTTAAGGTAAAAATTGCCATTTGTTTTTAGTTATAAATATTAAAATAGAAAGGAAAAAGCCAATCTAACGATTGGCTTCCACACATATTATTCTAAATATTTAATCTCTAACTTCTTCGTAAATTCTAAGAATTTCTTCTACTATTTCATGACGATGATTTTTCTTTAATGAGATTGTTCTAACACCTTTTACTCTTGCATCTAAAATATCAAAAAATCCAATACCAGAATCTCTTTTACTTTTTAGATCTACTTGCGAAATATCACCACAAAATACAATTTTACCCCCTTTACCTAAACGACCTAACATCATTTCGGTTTGTGAGTGTGTTATGTTTTGACATTCGTCTACAATAACAAATGATTTAGGAAACGTTCTACCTCTCATAAATGCAAAAGGTACAATTTCTATTTGACCATCTGCTACTAATTTATCTATTTTTATTTTATCATATAGAAGATATAAGTTAGAATAAATAGGTGCTAACCAAGGATCCATTTTTTCTTTTAAATCACCTGGTAAGAAACCAATTTCTTCTTTAGATACAGTTGGTCTTGTAATAATGATTTTTTCCATTTCTTTTTTAAAAACCATATCTAAAGCTATTTGACAAGCTAATAGTGTTTTACCTGAACCAGCCATACCTTTTATAAGTGTTACAGGATTATCTAAAATTATCTGCTTGGCTTCTTTCTGTTCTGAATTTAATTCGATTTTGAATTTGATTGGACCTTTTGGTTTGGTTTTATTTTTAAAAACCTCGTCGTCATGTTTTGGTGGGTTCATTTTGTTATAATTTTAATAAGTTTGTTATTTATCATTTTTCCATAACCATACATAACCATGAGCTGTTTTAGCTCTACCGTTTAATACGTTATTAACACCGTTATAAACATCATTTGCTTCACTACTACTTAACCATTCTTTAATTAATATTCCATCTTTTAATTGCAAACATGGTTTTCTATTAGATTCAGCTCGTTTTATAACATATTCTTGTGGTTGTTTTTTTCCTTTCATAGAATTTGGTTTTCCTTTATTTGATTTGCTAATATTTTGTTTTCTTAATTCATTATCTTTATATCCGGTAACTTTTTTATTTTTACTTATTAATTTTTTAATTTCATCATCATGAAAATCCGGTCCTCCTCCTCCTTTATTTTTATTTAAAAGAATAAACCCCCACATTTTAAATTGAGATATCCAATATTTTTCCCAAAATTTCCATTCTTTTATATCTACAACATCTATTATTTCTAAAATAGTTTTTTTACCAAATGTTCTTTTATGATTATTTATTCTATCCTTAATATTGTTTGTTTTTCCAATATAAAAAGGTATATTGTCATCATTATGTAAAAAATAAATATTTACCGTTTTTATTTCCATTTTATTTTTATTAACTTATCCAAACCAGCCTCAACATGGGTGTGATCCTCTTGACATAGTTCAAAATCAAAGCGCTTATCTAAAGGTAATATTAATTCTGTTTGACTACCCCAACGCACTAACCCAAATCTATCGTTTTGTGAACATATATCTTGTTGTTTTTTAAATGAAGATATAACATTTACATCTTCATCAGCTATTAAACACATATTATATTGATATTCTAAAGAAAGTGAATTTATTTTTATTTTCATTCTTTCATTATTTTTAAGATATTCTAGATTTGCTGGGTTAATTTTACCGTTAAAGATATCTTTTTCGGTTGCTAACATAGGCTTATTTGTTGATTCTATTGCCTCTAAATATTCATAATCAATAACACCACCATATGGAATTCTTATAATGTGAGGATCATAAAATGACATAAATATACCAACAACTAAAGATGGTTTGTTATAATCTTTATCACCCATTGCATCTTGTAAAGTATAATTTATACCTTTAATTTCCACAATAGGTTCAGTAGGATCATTAATTACTTTTTGATATAAGATAGTTCCATCAGCTGGTGAATAAAAATGTTCATTATCAATATACATTGTTCTTAAAGGATCTCTAAAGAAAAATTGATTTGATAATTGTTCAATAGACATTTTTTCAGCCTTTTTTACATCTGTATTAATCCAGTCTTTTAATGTTTTAGCCATTATATTAATGATTTAGTATAATCAACATAATTTAAGTGCATTACACAGCATGATAACATAGCACCTGATTTCATATATTCTGATAAATTGAATATAACTGGTTCTAAACCTTCATTAGCGCATATTCTTTCTAATGTATCTATTTTATGTTTTTCTAACTCATATAAAGGATCAGTACGTTTTAATTCTGAAATGTTAGATGCACATAAAATCATATTTCCCATTCTTACTGAATTTGTTAATCCACCAAAAGCATCATCAACACTAATATCAATAATTTCTGTATATTTTCCTATTTCTTCTAATTCTTCAGGTGTAAATAATTCAGTACAAACTAATGTTTTTTTATCAGTTAATGGAAATACTGAACAATCTAAATGATATAAATAAGGTTCAACCATTTCTATTTTAATAATATTCATATCAAAGTTTTGTTCCATCCACTCATAAGCTTCTTTAGTTGAACGTTGACCGTATCCACCTATGTAAGTGTTACCACCAATGTATTTTAAATCTGCTTCACCTTCCCATTTAAATGGACATAGATGAGTATTATAACCCATTAAATTAAAGAACGGTTTTGCTACTAATTCTTCACCTTGTCTAGGTTCGGAAGTAAAATTGGATAATAACACAATATTATCGTCTTTAATGTGGGGTAATTGCATTCCCACATTAGCCACGTAAACTTGGTCTTGATAATCACCATACGATGGTAATAAATAAACTAAAGAACCACCAGCTATAAAATTATATAAATCCATAAACTGTTTATAAGCTTTAGGTTTATTAATTTTTAAATCTTCGGGTGATAATTCTTCCATCCAAATATTGTTTGGATTTTCAGTGCTTAGAGAAAAGGGGAAGTTTAATACATAACTTGGAACCTTTAATTGTGAAGGGGTTTCTATCATTTTAAAACTATTTTTATTTATCTATACATATTATATAGGCCTATATAAATGTAATAAAGATATCTAAGTTAGCCAAATAAAAAGAAAAAACCCCACTTTTGGTGGGGTTCTTTAATTTTAGTTATAAAGTGTTATCTAATATTAGATAGTGTTTAAACCACTAACATAGATTTTCGCGTAGAATTCAGGTCTTAACATTTTCTTAGCGTAACGAGTTAATAGACCTTTTCTTGGAGTGAAAGTTTCTGGATCGTACACTAACGGAGTCATGATTAACGGAATGTACGGAGCAAATACAGCACCTGTTTCTAGGAACTGACTACCTCTGTAACCCATTAACATCAAATTCTCAGTCATGTAAGGATTTTTGTAAACCTTGTAACGACCGTTTACAGTACCAATTTTTTGTACACCGAAAGCATATTCCATTTGATCAGCTTCACCATTGCTTGTAGAAGCAAATCCTGGGATTGATTCTAAGATAGTAGCTACTGTTGGAGAAGTTACGATAAAATTAGCACCTCCACGTAAAGTTAATTGGTGGATTTTGTTGCTTAATTTTTGGATTTTAGTACCTAAAGTTTGGAACCATTGACCTTGAGTGTTATAATAACCTGAAGTTCCTAAGTTAGTTATAGTACCTTGGGTTGAAATAGTTTGGTTGTTAATTGCTGACCAGTATTCAGTACCAGCTGCAGCATCTTCGATTAACATTTCTAAGATTTCTAAGTCAATTTCCATTGAAATATACTCACTCATGATGTTAGTTAATTCAGCTTCAGCATCAATGTTTTGGTAAGCACTTAAATCTTGAGCGAACTCAGGAGTCCATACAGCTTTTAACTTTTTAGTTTTAGCAGTGATGGCTTGTGATTGCATTTTAACATTAATTTCTGGGATTACGATGTTTGAACTACTTAAAGAGTTAGGTACAGATACGTCTGTTCTATCTGCTTCGAAATCAGCTCTAGCATCATTACCAGATAATGTACTACTGTTATTACCTTTGTTATAGAAAATAGTAGCAGAAGCACCGGCAGTATTATTAGCACCTAAAGTAGCTGAAGCTGTATAGAAGAAACTAATAGTTCCTGCTGTATAGTTATAAGTTGTAAACTGAGGTAAAATATTAGAAGCAGTAAATGTAGAACCAGATACTAAAGTGAAACCTCTTACTGCATCTGGATCAAAGTTAGTTAATACAGAAGCTGTAGCAACAGTTACTTTGTATATTCTGTTTGCAATTACTGATGCTGAATATTCAGAATCAAAATTTAATTCAGCCCATGATGCTGTAACTACTGAACCAGTACCAGCACCAATAGTAGGTAAAACACCACCAGCAGTAGATCCAGTTAATGGAACAGAAGCTGAGAATTGGTTAGTAGAGTAAGTAAATTTGTTTGCTGGGTTGTATAAACCGCCTTCAGCTGCTGGAGTAGCAAATGGATATTGACCAGAAGCATTTCTGTTACCATATAAAGAAGAACCTGCAGTAAATGGATTTTTGTTGTTTCCGTATTGGAAATCTAAGAAGAATACTAAACCAGAAGGCATGTTCATTGGTTGAACAGAAACGAATTCTTTAGCTACGATAGTTCCGAATACTTTTCTTACTAATGGTAATGCAATACCAGCCCAGTTTTCACCTTGTGTACCAGAAGTGAATCCAGAGTTTGAAGCAACAGTGTTAGTTTCTGTTACTAATTGTTTTGCTTGGTTTTCTAATAAAAGGGACATATTGTTACTGTCCACAGTAGTTAAGCCTTCTAATAGACCTGTTTTAGTCCATTTAGAAGCTAATTTAGCAGCATCACTTTGTAGTGATTTCCAGTTTCCTGCTGCGCTTTCTAATAATTGATGTACGTTTGACATTGTTTTAATTGTTTTGTTTTTTTATTGTTATATTTTTTTGATACCGGCTAATATTTGCCATCTGTTTAATTGGTCATTTACTTCAAGAATTGGTTTCTTTGGAGCAATACCAGATACTTTAGATGCCGCACCTCTTAATAATGATTCGTTAACTGGAGTTTTTGTTTGTTTTAAACCTTCACTTAATGTTTCATATACTAATTTAGCTTCTTTTACGTTAACAGCTTTATCAAATGCTGCTAATACTTTTACTTTTTGTGATTCAGATAAGTTTTTGTTTCTGAAGATTTTGTTTGTGTAAAGTAATTTAGCGTTGAATAAGTTAACTTCGTTTAATTCAGATTTAACAAGTCTTAAAGCGTCATAAGCTTCTTTAAGTTCTTTTTCCATCTTTTTAACTTTGTCTTCTTTATCATCTTCTTTACTTGATTTTTTAGTTACTGGTTTCTTTTTAAGTTCAGCTACTATAGCATCTAAGTTAATTTCTTCTTCATCATCACCCTCATCATCCATTTTCATAACATCTTCTTCTTCGCCGCCTTCTTCGCCTTCTTCACCAGCTTCTAATTCACCTGCTGATACCATGTCTGAGATTACGTCTTTGATAAATGATTCTAAATCTTCTGTGCTCATGTCTTCAATGTTGATGTTTTCATCTTCATCATCATCTTCACCTTTAGCAACTTCATCATCTTCAGCTTCGTTTAGATTACCGTGATCATCGTTATCTTCATCTTCAGCGTAACCTGCGGCGTTGACTGTTTTGTCTTCTTCAATACCGTCTAATTCTCTTAGAAGAGCTTCTAGATCTAATGTATCTGCTTCAGCTGCCATTTCTGCATTTTCCACTTCCATGGTTTCTTCCATCATGTCATCATCTTCAGAATAATTTTCGTCCATTACTTCTTCTGTTTCTTTTAACTCTGTTTCTTCTTCTGCTTCATCTAATTCGTTTAACTTTGCAGCTAATCTTTCTCTTAGATACGGGTTGAAAGTTTCTTCAAGAGCTAATTTTGCATTTGCGATAGCTGTTTCTTTAACTGCTTTGGCATCTGCGATTGCTTCTTTTAGCAAATCTCTGTTTGTCATTGTTTTTTGTCCTCAAATTGTTTTGTTGGAAATACGCTTATTGTAGATAAAATCGAAGCGTAATAGAATATTTAAAATAGATACGATATAAAATGAACCGTATATTCCTCGATACATATATGCACCTTTTCTAAAATCGAAAAAAGAAACCCTTCTTTTTAGGGAAGGGTCTATCAATGGATTCTATCCAGAGAGGGGTTAAGAGTTAATACCGAAATTTAATATTACTAATCTGTAAGATTTTTTAGAAAAATCTATATTTAATTCAAATATAGACAAATAAGATATTCTTGCAGTTATATCTATTTTATCGAATTGTTTTGCTTTTGATTTCCAAGAGTTTATTATTTTCATAGTTTTATTGTTTAAAATATTGGACAAGAACCATTAGCACATAAGATTTCGGTTAATAATAAATTCACCTTATTATATGGGTTTATAATATTATTTTCCTTACCTTCTCTTACTAAATTCATATATGAGCCCGGGTTTGAAGGTGTTGATACGAAATCCCAACATAATAGTTCGAAATCATCTTGTACTTCTAAAGTACCTTCATTCATTTCTTTTAAACTACCCATTCCACGAGATGATACACCCACCATAACTCCGTTTTCAATAAGAGCTTTTAATATGTTACCTGATGTTGTTGGTAATATTTCTATTTTACCTATTACTTTATCGTTGTCCCATCTAATTTCTCTAATAATATGAGATACGTTTTTTAGATTAATAATTGTAGATTCTGGGTGGTCTAACTCGCCTGTTGCTCTATTTTCTTTAACAACATCCATGTATTTATTAATTTCTCTTTCCCATAAATCTTTAGAATAGTATCTACCATTACCATTTTTTACTTCGGCAGTAGCTAAAATACCTTCAACTAAAGGATTACCAGAACGGGCTTTCATTCCTTCAGTTAATTGTATCGGAGATACATTAAACGGTATAGTTTCAATTAATACTTGTTTCATTAATTATCCGTTTTTAGCTTTTTGATATATAGAATTGATTTTATCCCAATCATCATGACTTGCATAAATTGTTTTTTCTGTGCGATCATCAAATTGAATATCATATGATTTATCTCCATTTTGTGGACTAATTCTTCTAACTACTTTTTTATCAACAAATGTATATTTGTTAGGGGGATTTTCGTTTTCGTTTTCAGTTATTTTTTCATTGGTTGGGCTCCAAACTACTTTTCCTGTTTCAGGATCAACCATACTACCATCATCCATTAAATCATAATCTTCAGGATTTAAACCACCATAGTCTTCATCTTTATTTTCATCAACTATGGTTTTTTTACCACCTAATTTTGATAATTTTTTCTCACAAGTCATTTTGTATTTTTCAAGTACTTTAATGTCTTTTTTAAGTTCATTAATTTTTTTAGGATCCATCATATCAGTTAACTCATCAGATTCAGATAATGATACTTTTTGAGTTAATTCATTAATTGCTTCATCCAATGATGCTATTTTAGATTCTAAAGCTAATACTTCGTTTTGTTTTTCTAAATCTTTAATACGAGTTTGAACGTTTGATTTTTTAGCTTCATTTAAAGATTCTTTAACAACTTTAGCTTTAGGCATATCACCATATCCTGATGATTTATATTTGCCTTTGGGTGCTATTGCATCTCCACCACCAACTACATCTTTTGTATATCCAATTTCTTTAACACCAAATGATGCTTCAGTATGATAATAATTGATGTCTTTAACCATGTTTTTTAATACAATAGCTTTTAATTCATCAACTGTTTTATCAGCGTTTTTAGGATCTTTCATTTCAGTATAGTATCCCATTAAAAATGATTGTCCATAAACATTGTCTATGTTTTTATCATCTTTATTATCAAATTGATGATCTAAAGCATCTTGAACTTGTTTATCAATTTTTTCAAATTCGTTTTGATCACCATATTCTTTAGTGTTTTTAACACCTACTGCTTCTTTTAAATTAGTATCAAATATTTTAAACCAATCTGGTTTATTTGGATTTGAAGTGATTACTCCTCCTATAGCGGTTTCACTTAAAATACTTTTTGATTTTAAAATATGAACTGTAGTATTATAATCATTAACTGGTGTAATGAATTCTGGGAATAAATTTCTTGCTTGTTTAAGAAAGTGATCTTTATTTCCTTTACCTTCTCTAATAAGAGTATATTGTTGTTGTAATGTTTTTTCCATTTTATTATAAATATGTTAATTTTTATGCTCCTGTTCCTCTTAAATATAAAGTAGAACCTGTTATATTATTAGCAGGTGTAAACGTTAATGTACCTCCTCCTGGTGCTACAATAACTGAAGCTATATAATCTGATTGTATTAATTCTGCTAATCCTGTTCCTAATGAAAATGAACCTGAGGTGTTTTTAGGAGAAGTTGAATTATAAAATCCGTCATTGTTTCTTACTGTTTCTAATGTAAAATAAGAAGAACCAATTAAAGGATTTGATATAGTATAAGTTGTTACCTGACTAGCTAAAATATTTGCTGGTTGTATTACTATACTTTGTGTAACTGAAACATTATAATTAGCCATGTTTTAATTTTTAAATAGTTCTAGTAAATCATTTAGATATTCGTTTGCAATATCTGTTCCATATAGAACGGTAAATGAATTTGGATCTTGTCTGTAAAAATCCATAGTTTTGTGTTTTGCTTGTTGTAATAAAGGAATTAATTCATTTAGTTTTGTTTCTAATTCATCAAATCCTAAAATACGAGATGTAATAAATTTTTTATTATCTGGATTTGTTATATTTAATCCTGTAATAAATTCTTCAACATTAGTATTTGCTTCCCACAATGCTTTTATTTCAATACCTTTAGCTGCTTTATTTAGAGCAGGACGATTAACTAATTTATATTTAAATTTTTTAACATATACATTATCTTTAACACCTTCAGGACCTGCTTTTGGACCAGGACCTACTGTAGCTCCAGGACCTTCTGTTACTTTTTTAAATCCTACTTGTGTATATGCTCCGTAAGTTGATTTTTTTTTAGAAGGCCCACTATGATTTTCTCCAGTGCCTCCAGATGTAAATCCAGAATCAGATGAAATAGTTGATTCTTCTTTTATTTTATATTTGTACTTGAACATTCGCTTTAGTTAGTTCTTCTAAAAGTGCATAGTATTGTAATAAATTAACTAGATCATCATTATCTATCTTAGATAATTTACCTAATGGGGTTAACATGTTGTTAACTTCTGTTAATTTAATTTGAATTGCTTTATCCGAAACTTTTTTACACAAATTGCTTAATTCAGACTTAATCTCAGTTATTTTAGTATTATAAAATTCTTTTAATTTCGGTGTTGAATCTATTGAATTGATAAATTCTTTTAATACCATTTTTTGTGATGTATTTAATGATTCGTATTTACCATTAAATTTTTCTAACATTACACGATACGTTAAAATACGTAAATCTTTATCATATGTTTGAAATTCAGTCATCAAATCATCTTCTACTTTTTGTTTATCGATTGATTTTGTTGTTAATGTTTCTAATATTATAATTTTATTATCAATTATTTGGTCTGGATTTGATAAGTTTTCGCTATTATATATTTCTAATAATGTATATAATGCTGCTTGTGATTTATAACTAGGTAATTTTGTTTTAAAAAATTCATCTAAATTATAATGACTAGCTATCTCTTTAATTATATTATATTTTTGTCTTTTTAATGCTCCTCTATTTAAATTTTTAGAGGACTCAATTATAGAATTAATTACTACCTCAGCTTTACCCTCAGTAAGATTTTTATGTTTAGAAAGTGTTTCATATAATTTATATTCTCTTCCTAATTCTGTTTTAACAAAGTATTTTTTTAAAATTTTAGTAGCTTTAGAATCAACACCAGATAATGTATCAGCGGTAATTTGTCTTACTAAAAGTTCAAACAGTATTCCTGTATTTTTGTACTTTGAGTGTTTAATATTCATTCTTGAGATTTTGTTATAAATATATAATAATTTTTATTCTTTTAATCTAGATTCATCTAATAATGATTCTCCTGCTGAGTCTCTTTCAATAGATACTTTTTTACCTAAACTTTCAATTAATGTTTTATTTTTAAGGTAGACTTGTTTTGCCTCTAATGCTAACGGTGAACCACCTTTATATTGAGGACGAATTGAATCAGATTCGTTATCATCTTTTTTCATTCCTTGAACACCTAATCTGTCTTTTCCTAAGAAATCATCTTGTGTATTTCTATCAGTTACTTTTTCTTTTGGTCTTCCTAATGGTACTTTTTCATCATATCCATCAGGTACACTAGTTTCTTCATATCTACCTCTACCATAAAGTGAAGCTAGATCGTGTGGTGTACCATATGATTTACCTGTTTCTTTAGGATCATTACCTTCTTCAAATAATTGATTATATCTAAATGCACGTTTTTGGTCTTCAGCTACTAAATCTCTATATTCATCAAATTGATCTTGACTGAAGTGGAATATATTATCGTAAATCCAATCTGTAGGTAATAATTTAGCATCCATTATTGATTTAGCTAATTCTACCTTTTGAGTTAATAATGCAATTTTTTCCTGATCATAGATAATAGATGGAGTAGTTAAATCTAATTCAAAATTAGTTAATTCTTCACCTGTGTAACCTTGGGCATATAAATGTACAAGCGCAATTTTATATAATTCAGATAAGGTAATACGTTGTATACGGTCAATTGTGCGTGCAAAACGAATATCTTCAGCTGCTAATGTTGCTTTACCTGTTAAATCTTTTTCATACCCCATAAAAGCTTTAGGTACTTTTAAAGCAGCAAATAATTTATCTCTTAAATATTCTACGTCTTGAATACCATCGTAAGTTAAACCTGGTGTAGTTTCTATTTTTGTTGTTTGATCATTACCTCTGATTGGGATATAAAAATCTTCTAACATGTTTTGCATGTTATATTTTAAATTATATTCACCTGTTTGGCTATCCATTAATGGAGTACGTTTCATTGTAGTGATAGTTTTCTGCATGAAGTTTTCTACTTCATTTGGTGGAATTGATCCAACATTGATATAAAATATTCTTCTATCTGGTGAACGAGAAATTCTATGAATTAACATAGCATCTTCCATTAAAACATATTGTTTAAAAATACGACGAGCTGGTTCTAGATATGAACGACCATAAGGAAGATAGTTAACATCAGTTAATAATCTAAAATGAGCCATTTCATAGTTTTCAAAAAATATACCTGGTTGATTATCAAATGTTCCAATATTTGGCGTACCATAGTAACCTGATCCTCCAGCATAAATACCTTCAGGTGCATATTTAAATCTTACTGAGTTTGGACGTTCTTTATCATAGTTTTCTTGTCTTTCAATATGAAATGCTGTGTAAGGTATTACATTATATACACCATATTTTTCAGCAATTTCCATTTTTAAGAAAAAGTCACCATATTTACACATTTGGCGAATCCAAGACCATAAATTAAATTCGATATTTAATACATCATAAAATAAATTATAAAGTATTTGTTGAACATCCTCGTTACTACTTCTGATTTGGAGTACTTCTCCCATGTCATTTTTTAACGTACATTCATCAGCAATAATATCAAGAGCAGAAGCTACAATAGCATCATAATCCATATTATCGTAATCTGAGTAAGTCATTGTACGTAAGTACTGCCAGTTTACGTTTAATTGAGAACCTAATAATGATGTTGTTGATGGTGAATATAGACGATTATATCTATCTACTAATGAATTTGTTGCTATATCTCCGGAACGTTGAATGGAATCAACATCCATTACTTTTAATTGATTGCCTCCTTGATTACGAATAATTACATCTGTAGAAAATAATCTTTGTAATCGGGTAAATAAACTTTTATCAGCCATTTTTTATTTTGTTATATGTTATAAATATTATAATAACCAATTAATATTCTCCATTCCATCTTTTGTTTGCATAGCATATGGATTTTGAATTTGGTTAGAATTATATCCTCCATTATACGATACTTTTTTCATACTACCAAGAGTAGCTCGAGTAAGATCATGAGATTGTTGTTGGAATTTTAATGAAGTATCTCTTAAATACATTGCTATACCAAACGGCATGACTAAATCATCATTGTATCCTGTTTGTGCTTCTGCTCTACCATTTTTCCATACAAATACTTTCATTTCCTCTAATAAACGTTTTGAACGAATTGTTACTGATTTATCACCAATATATTCTCTAAATTTATTAATTACTAAAGGTCTTGTTTTTAAGGACATTGTAAAACCAGGTGTAACATTTGTACTGTTTTCAAATTGATTAAAATAAGAATCTACAGTTAATGTATCTGATTTAGGAGAATAGTAAATGTTTGAATATCCTCTTTCTAATACAGAATCTATTGTAGCCCAACCAATTGAAGCATTTTCAATTACTAATAATCCCATATTATATTCTGTAGCTATTGCTACTAATAAATAACCAAATTCTTTTGGTGGTAGTTGTCCTCTATATTCGGCTATTTGTGTATTTGTAGCTATATCCATAACATGAAATGTAGAATAATCTTTACCGTCTCCTCTAGCTACGTCAGCTATTATCATATATTCTCTTGAATAATCAGCTACTTCCCATATCCATAAATTTTGATCTGCTCCTCTACGTTCTAATGGTTCTTGTATTGTTGTTTGATTTATAAATTCAACCCATTCAGGAAAAAACACAACATCACCTGATGTACTAAAATCGCAATCACACTCTTGTGCTGCTAATCTAGGATCTCCTAATAATTCGTCTTGACGTTTTCTCCATTCCTCATTTCGTTCTGGATGTACGAACCAAGGTAGTTTGATAGGTAAAAAGTCGTTTTCCTTGTTCTCTGCTGATACCCATGTCTTGTGAAACCAGTTTCCAGTTCCATAAGGTGTTGATAGAACAATTGCTCCACCACCCGTTGCTAATGTTTGTTGTGCTGATGCCCATATTTCTCCAATTTGTTCAATAAATGCTGCTTCATCGACTATTAGTAAAGATACTGCTTCTGAACGACCTGCATCTGATGATGCTGAAGTTGCTTTGATTTGAGATCCATTACTTAATCGTAGTGTTAATTTGTTATTTTCTTCTGCTGTTATTTTTAACCAAGAAGGTAAGTTATCAAACATGAATTTAACTTTCGTTACCATGTTTTTTGCTGTTTCTTGCTTAGTTGCAATACAAAGTACGTTTTTGTCTTTATGAAACAACATTAGCCACAAGGAATAACCTGCGGCTAAAGTAGATATACCTAATTGTCTTGATTTTAGTACTATTGAATATGGATTATCTCTCCATAAATGTAATACTTTATCTTGAAACGGGTATAAATTGAATATTACTCTACCTCTTTGTGGGTGTTGAATATTACAATATTTTTTCATAAAGTGAGCCGGATCTTGGGAACACTTTATATATTCTTCTCTTATAATTGCTTTTAAATCTTGACTCATATATTATATTATTGTCTAATATAAATATATACAAGAAATTTTACTTCAATATTTGCCAGTAAATTCCAGCTTTAATAATTGGTTGAACTTGGTTTGTTACTCCAACCCCTAAACCATATATTGTTTTACCTTTATGTTCATATAAACCATTTAAAGATATAAAACCACTATTTTTTCCTATACCAACTGATGGTCCAACAAATAATGCATTTTTTCTAACCATTTCTTTAGTTATAATACTAGTTATTGTTTTACGTTTAACACTTAAATTAACACTTTTTTCTAGTTTATATAATGGATCTTGACTGTATATTTTATATAATACAAATAATCTTGTTGAATCATTTATAACCGAGATTGTGTCTTCAGTTAATGTAACATAACCATAAACTGGGTATGGGATAGAATCTATTAAAGTATCATGAGTATGGATTGTTATTTTCTTCCATTTTGGTTTTGTAATTGTATCATGAATACTAAGAGTATCCCATTTTGATGTCTCAATATATTGAGTATCAGAATTGCCTGTTGGAATAAATTTACCATCTCCACATTTAGTCATGAAAATAATTATAGCCACTAACGCGGCTATAATAATATAAGAGATTTTAATTTTCATATTATTCTCCTCTTAATTTTTTGATTATTTTAGACTTATCTTCTTCTAATGGTGTTACACTAGCAATGTTTGGGTTTTTAGATTTAAAATCAGTCATATCTTTTGTATTTGAAAAAGACGCTACTGTTTTCTTACCTGTTTTACCTGTAATTTCAGCACCAATAGCCTCATTTACGTCTTCAGATAATATTTCTGAAATATATTTTTTAATTTCTAGTTTTAGGTCAGATTTTTTCATGACCATAAATATTATGAAAATAGTGCCTCTTTAATGGTTGTTATTCTATCTTCAGTAGTACCTTTTACCTCAATTAATTTAACAGGAGTCCATTCTACTAACATTTCCTTAATAACTTTATCTATTTTATCTCTGTATTCTGAGTCAGTAGTTCTAACTCCATTATCTTCAATTTCAATACCTTCAGGAGATACATAAATTATAACATCATATTCTTTATGTAATTGCATTATTAATTGAACAAATGTTTCTCTAATCCACCACTCAATAGATTTGGCACTTAATGTAAAAGCACTAACATCATAAACTGTTCTATCAGTTATAATATTTTCTTTCATTAATTCTAATGAACGTTCAGCAGCAAATACTAATTGACCTTTAAAAGTTGAATCACTATTTAAAGCAATACCTTGATCTCTTAAATATTTTGAACGCTCAGTTGCTATTTCATAATCAGCAAATTCAGGTAATTCCTTAAGCGCATTTACAAGTGTAGTTTTTCCTACACTTACTGTTCCACATAATCCTATTTTCATATTAAAACCTATTTGTTCCTCCTTTATTAGCTGATTGTTTATACCATGGAAGACCCTGTCTATTTTTACGAGCTTCTTTCCAAGCATCTTCACTATATTTTATACCATGAATATAATATTCTCTTTTACGATTATCACCCTCAGGTATTAAAGCTGGTCCTTCCCAGCTATGCAAACAGTTTTCCCAAATATATGCTATTGTTCCATCAGCCTTAGTTAATTTTCTCGAAGGTTTCCACTTATTATTTTCCATATTGATTTTTTATATATTTTATTATTTTTAAATGAATTATATATAGATGATATACTAAATTCTTTTTTTAATTCTTCCAATCCATCCCACTCTTTAATAATATTTCCTTCTATGTCATATTGTATAAAAAGAGATTTATTTCTACCCACATTCCAACTTATTTTTCTATTTTTTCCCCTACTTATACCTTTGTTACTTTTTCCAATTTTTTCAGCTAAACCTTCTTTCATTAATTTACTCAAATTAATGCCATATTCTTTAGGTTTAGGTTTTTGATTTTTTAATCCTATATTTCTTTTACTTTCCTCAGTATGCTTAGGTTTACCTTTATATTCTTTTATATAATTTAATCTAGCTTCTTCATATGTCCTAGATGATGGTATATATCTTCTCATATTTTTATTACCATTAAAACACATTCTCCAAAAGGCAGCAGCTAATGATTTATTTTTATATTCTTTATATAACAACCAATGAGCTATAAAATGTTCTCTTGCTGTTAATTTAATTATATTTTCTTTATCATTTGTTCCACCCATACATTTTGGTATTATATGGTGTTTTTCATAATATTGATTTAAATCTAAAACTCTATTTCTTCTAGTTTCTATTAAATTATTATAATGTTTTTTATAATTCATATATTTTATTTATTAATAAATATTATAAAATATAAAAATCTTCCCAGTTGTAAAATTTACTTGCTTCAAACTTTTTACTCATAATTATAATATACGAAATTAATTTTTATTTACCAAACTTTCTGCTACATAAATTCCATGTGCACCACTAACAGTTATCCCGCGCGCTGATAAAGCATCACCTACAAAATGTACATTTGGATATTCATTTAATGATAAATCTGTGTAATTTACTAATGGTTCAGGAGATAAGTATTTTACTTCAGGAATATACATTCCCCAATCATCTCCAAATTCAAATATTTTATTCATATCTTCAATGAATTTTTCTATATGTTCAAAATAACCACCCATAGCATTTCTAATATTATCTAGTGAATGTTCAGATATTTCCCAAGCTGATACTGTTGTACCTTCTGATGTTAATCCTGGTTTACGAGTCATATTAGGTGAGTAATATAATCCTGTTTTATTGGCTTGACATGATTCTACTACCTTTCTTGACCATTCAAACGGATTTTCAATACCTTTAATTTCCATTAAAATACCAAAATTGGTCATATCGTTTCTAAATTCCTCACCTTTTTTAGCATGACCATTGTAACTAATATCACCATATGTTTCTTCAACAGCTACATAAGCTGCATTATTGTTAGTACAGAATGATCTTAAAGATACATTATCAAACTTCTGATATAGTTTAAAATCATAACTTATATCAATTAATTTTTGAAAATATTTTTGTGGTGCTTCAAAACGTACTCCAATTTGAACTGATTTAGGTTCATTAGGTAATTTATAATCATTAGCTAATTTTTGAGCAAAATCAATACCTGATTTGCCTACTGCAAATATTAAAGTATCATAATGGTGAGTATCAAAATGTTCTCCTTTTTCGTTTATCCATTTACCATAACATGTTCCTCCAGTAAATAGAGGATCATCATTATTAAAATCAATCTTAATTATTTCAGTCCCCCAATGAAAATCTACTCCTTTATCAACTAAATATTGATACCATGCTTTAGCAATTTCATGTAAATAATTTGAACCTATATGCCATACAGGAAACATTCTTAAACCAAAATATGGTTTAATAAAATCAGGTTCTGTTTGTGGATCTGACATAAATATTTCTTCTGGTTTTGGGTGGAAACGTCTAAAGTTACTAATAACTTGATCCATCAATTCCATAGCTTTTTCCTCACCACAATATTTTGCTAATTGACCTCCGATTTCTGTGTGGTAAGTTAATTTACCATCTGACCATCCTCCAGCTCCTAACATACCTGTCATTACCTCTTCAGGTAAGCGGTTATGTGGGTCATTACCTTTATCGATAATTGTGATTAACTCTCCAGGATAACCATTATCTACTAATTTAGTAGCAGCATTAATACCTGCTACACCGGCTCCTATAATTACTATTTTTTTATCCATACTTTATATTAATATACGAAAAAAAAACTGTAACCCAAAATTGAGGTTACAGCTCTCTTAAAATTTTTGTTTAATCGAACAGGCTATAAATCTGTTCTGTAGTTTATTTAATTATAAATATGTTTAGTTTATTGGAGATTATCAAAATATTTTTTAGTATATACTGGAGATATTCTTTTTATTGTTGTTAATTTTCCTCCTTTAAGTACTGGTTTTGAGTTTTTAAAATCTACATCTACCCAATCTAATTTTCCTCTAGCATCTCCCATTCCCGCTTTTCCATTTGATGTATCTACTACTACTCCTTCTCCATAAATTTTATGATTAAAACTAGTATCTTTTCTATAAGCCATATTAACTTTGTATTCTACTGAGTCTTTTGACGGTGTTTTATTTACTTGTTGACTTTTTCCATATAATTTATCAAGATCTATAATATAATCATAATTTGATGATTCTATAATTTTAACATTAGCATTACGAATTTCTTGTTCTATTTCAAGATTATGTGCTATTCTATGTTCTAATTCAGTATTACTAATATCACTACTTAAAATTAAGGTAATAAGTTCATCTTTATTTACTACAGCATAATATAAATCTCCGTATTTTTTTCTTTCTTTATTTTTTTCTTGATAATCTACATACATAACAATAGGATATTTTTTACCATTACTAATTAATATTGGTTTAAATACTCTATATCCAACATAATATTTAAAGGACGATACTATATTTATTTTTTCTAGATTATTCAATCTATCAAGTATTTCTTTTTTTAAAATACTTATTAATTTAATGTTAGTTTCTTTGACATCATAACCACCATAAGCTTCATCAGGGATTTTTATTCTAGATATATTTGTTCGTTGAAATTTTCTTTCAGTGTAATGCTTACGCTGTCCTAATTCCTTTAAAATTTCAACTAAACTAATCATTTTATTATATTAACTTATTAATCCAAGTTTTTAATTTTTCATGAAATTCAAAAGCGTCATCATCATTCATCTCACGAGTACGTTTTCTTATTAATTCAAGTATTTCATCAAATAGTTCTTTTGCTTTACCTTCAACGATAGTATTTTCTGTTACTGAAGATGTTACTGTATATATATTTTTTCCTATTTTTAATTTAGTAAGTGTATTAACATTAATTGTTCTATATGCTTTTTCTGGATTTTCTTTATATTGCATATCATAAACAGGAATTAAACCTTTAGATTCAGCGTCATAAGCTAATGTTCCTCCTTTTAAATATTTTTTTACACCTAAACGAGCATTCATTACTCTTTCAGTACCATCCTTTTTATTAAATGTTGCTGTGAAAATTTTACCGTTTGTATCTTTTATTAAACGTTTAGCTTCTTCAGCACTAATTTCACCTGGTGGGGTTGATGGGGTTGGAGCCGGTTCATTAGATCCTTCAAGTTCATTATTTTCATTTTCATCTAGACCTTCAAATTCATCATTTTTATCTAAGAAAAATATGTCTTTAATTTTACCATCAATACTAGATAATATTAATTTAATATCACCACCGGATGGGGTTTTTGATGATACTCTAACTTTATTTCCGTTTTTAAATTTACCCAAATCAGCAGATAATGTAAAAATATCACCTACAGCAATGTTTTTTCCTTTTATTTCATCTATTTGTCCTTCATCTAATCCACTTAAACCAGTATCATCTTTTTTAAGATCTTTTTCAATATCTTTCATTTCACCCAATGCCCATCTTTTTTGTTCAGGTGTTAATTGATCATTAACAGCATTTTCTACAAATGGAAAAAATTCATCATCTCCTAGTTTATATAGCGATGCAAAAAATAATTCACGTATTCTATTGTCATCTAAGTTACTCTCATTATATAACTTTGTTATCGCGTCATATATGAATTTTCCGAATCGAAAATCGTTAGGCTCATTTGATACTTTATCTACAGCACCAACAATAGCTTTATTTTTTTCTTTATCAGTTCCAAATCCTTCAGTTCCTACTATTTCATACAATCCTTTTACAATTTCATGTACTAACATTGGAAAACAAAGTGCACGTGCTTTAATAACAAATTGCTCATTTTCTTCATCATATTCAACTTCACTTTCACCACCTTGCATTTTTTGACCTTGTGCTAAAGCAGCTAACATCATAGCAATAGCATTTTCATCATCATATATACCAAATACTAATTTTAATATTTCATTATATCTATCTACTAAAGTATCATCCATCATATCAAGATATTCTCTAAATAAATAAAAAGCAAATGCTCCTCTAATTGATGCACCTTGAGTAATACCATTAATAATACGACGTCTTGCTTTTTCGGCTTCTGCTGGAATTTCTAGTGAAGGTTCATCATCTGATGGTTCTCCACTACCTATATCTCCTCCTATTTTAGCATCTATTTTAATATTAGCATAATCAATAATTGGATAAGCTTGAGTTACCATTTCTATTGCTATTCCTTCTAGTAAATCATGATATCCTTTTTCTGCTGCTATTATGTCATTTAATACTTCTTTAGATCTTATAAGGGTTTGCATTAATTCCTTGTTTCCAAGCATTTGTCTTAATGATTCACCTGATTTGCCTTTTAAGGCTGCCATTGTTTCAGGACGAAAAATATCTTCGTATTCTGCTTCTAGTAAATTAATCATTATTGTTTTGATTTTTCTCTTAATTTTTTAAGTACATTTGAATTAGCTGGGACATTCCATATTCCTTTATTAATGGCTGCTTTTGCTTGTTGTGGAGTCATTGCCTCTATTTCTTTATCAGTATATAAAGGTTTTGCTTTTGAATCTGATTTTTTGGAATCATTATCATCACCCAAAGTTAAAAGCTCATCCATTTGTTTACTTTTAAATCTTTTTGTAATTTTAGATATAATATCTGCTTCTTTAAGTGTAGCTTTAGCTTTAGGAGCTGGTTTAACATTAGGATTACCTAATTTTCTACGTTTTTCCTCTTTACCTGGTTTAGTTCCCGGTTCAGCTACTTCTCTACCAGGGGTTTCACGTGGTTTAGCAGGAGCAGGTTGATTTTCACTCAACACACTTTTGATTTCTTCTCTAATTATTTGTCTTAAATCTTTAATTTTCATATTATTTGTTGGTTTGTTTTTCGGTTATGGTTTTTTTAATTAATTCTTTAAATTCGTTTTTATGTTGTGGATTCCGTTCTAAATATTCATTCATTATGTATCCTCTTGCTTCTGCTAAATTTCTTTGTTGTAAAGCATTTAATAATTCAGCGGGTGAATTTAAAGAGATAGCATTTGTTGAAGTAATTAAGTAATGTAAGTTACCTGGTTGTACTACAACTGATGCTACATTTGAACCATTGGCTAATCTAATTATATAAATATCACTTGGGCCTACTGAAATGTTTCTTACTACACGACCATTATTTCCTAATAAATTATTACGACGAGTAGCACCTCTATTATTAGTTATTTGTTGTCCAACTCCTGTGTTTGTATTTAATCTAGTAAATGAACGACCCGGTAATTGAGTAAATCCATTTCCTAATTCATAGTTTGCCATAATTCCTGCTACAGATTCACCTTGACCTGCTGGGACGTTTGCTGCTGGAGCTACAGGAGCATTAGGTACGCCTGCTGGTCTGCCTCTTCTACCAGTACCTGCTACTGGAGTGGCTACTCGTTCACCTGCCCCTTGTGCTGCTGGTGCCGTAGTACCTATTAATCGTGATGCTTGAGCAGGTGATATATTAGCTTTAACTAATTTACCACTTCTATCTGAAAGTTGTAAACTTTCTCTTGGATTAGCAGTATTAATAATAAGTAATGTATCATTAAATATTACTGGTCTGTATCTATTTTCAGCTGCTAGTGGTGGGTTTAATCGTACAAAT